TGATGGTGGCCCTTGCTGGATTTGAACCAGCGACCTGGCGATTATGAGTCGCTCGCTCTCACCACTGAGCTAAAGGGCCGGGAGCAGAATAATAACGGTCCGTAATTAATTCCGCAATAAAAAACCCGCTCGGCGGCGGGTTGTAGAAACTCTTCTAACGTCAGGCATAAAAAGCCCATCGTTATGACGAATTTACCACAGATTCCGGAAAAATCAACCTTGTTACCTAGTTACCTTTTTTAACTGCCGCTCAGCCCATGCTTCTTCAATATCAAACCGGGTCACCAGCGCATCATAGAATTTCTTAACTGTTTTTTCCCATGACGCGCGTGTTATCTGGTTTGTCACCTCGCATATAGCATTAAATGCCTCCGTTGATAGTAGTCTTTCATAGCCACGACCACCACAACGCTGGCAGTCTCTGATAACAGGCATACCACGTTTTACCGACTCTTCACGGTGAATGGCGACACCACGCCCACGGCAATCCTTACAGGCGGTGGAAACCTCACCCTTTCCGCCACACTCCGGACAGGCAACTTTTACCACCTCCCTGACTTTTTTCCATTCTTCCCAGTAAGACGGATACACACCTTTCGTACACTTTGCCCATACCGGCGGCTTACCATCCGGATACTGGACCTTGTTTGTAAAAACTATGCTTTCAATAAATTTTTCCCCATAGCAACAAGGGCACTGCTTTTTACTCGCTGCGCTGCGGGCATAATCCTCAAAAGCGTACGAAGCCATAATGCGCATCACTACCGGTTTTATTTCTGCCGGAAGTTTTCTCAACGCCGCCACACGATCGCACCGACTGAGTGCATAATCTGCCAGTAATTCTGTTGCCCGCACCCTGTCATTCATACTGATGCCCATTTTCCCCAGGAACGCAGAAAAACCCATCTCAGCCCGATTCTGTGTCATGCCCTGCGCGGCCATCACATCAGTGATACTCAGCGCATCTTTTGACGTTGAGGCCGATGCATCGGTCAGGCCAGGGGATTTTGGGGAGTAGTATTTCGGTAAATCTTCCAGTTTCATTTTTTGACCTGCTCTTCATGCATTATGGGGTAAATCTTCACCCCCCAGACGTCCACCAGATACTGGCTGACCACGAACGATATTGATTTCATCAAACTGCTCATCGTCCATTAACACTCCCGCATGCGTCAGCGCATCCAGCGGTGCTTTCAGGATATTGTCCAGGTCGCGACGACGCTTATCCGGTGGCTCTGCAATCACCTTTATCGCCAGCCTTCCGGACAGGCTTAATTTCAGCCGCTGCTGGCGAACAATAAGCGCCACAGCCCGGCGATAACGCTTTCCCTCCTCCGAGATAAAATATGTGCTGCCACGGCGTCGCCAGTAAGTGTTCACCGTCGGCGGGTAAGGTAAAACCAAATCTATGAGCATCAGTCACCTCTTTTACCCAAGCACGCCAGTTGCAAAGGCGTGATCAAGAAAACGAAAAATTAAATCAACCTGAGAACCATGCTTTTCTTCGAACGCCAGCGGATCCGCATGAAGCTCGTTGTGATGCTCCCGACACAGCGGTAGCGTGAAAATATCGTGAGATTTTGTCCCCATTCCGCCCTGACCATGACCAATCAGGTGATGGGGATCGTCGGCTGGCTTACCACAACACGCACACGGCTGTGTCTTCACCCAGCGTGTGTATTTCTCGTTAACCCAGCGGCGACGTTTAGGTCGTTTCATGAAAGATTCCGGAGACTCAGGATCAACGGCAATGCTGACCACCGTCTTTTCCTGTGGTGGGTTCTGTTGCTGGTGGGCGTGAGGCAGCGGCGCAATATTTTTTGTGCGCTGTTTCAGTATGCTGGTGGCGGTCTGCTCTCCCGGTACGATGTCGCTTTCACGGTACATTGAGCGGATTTTTTCCGCACGCAACCCCAGCGAACGACGTAATACCGCTTCCGGTAGCGCGTCCGCCACCTGATTGCGGACCGCCCACCAGGATAATTCAGCCAGCGATAATTCCCGCTCCTGTGTGCCATTCATTGCGTGACGAATGACGTCAATCATCCATGCTGACAAGTTTTGGTGAGCAAGTTGCTCAAGTGATTCGGAGGTCTGGTCACGCAACTGGTTGTCGCAGTGCCAGCACAACACCATTGCGCCGGTACCATAACGGTGAATGACGGTTTCACTGTGGTGATAATCGCCGTGTGGCCACTGGCAGGATTTAACATGGCGCAGTAACCAGTCAGACAATGCGCCAGCGCCACCAGCAGCACGAATCACTCGTTCGTCGCTGAAAAATGGCAGTAATGATTTATCCTCCGCCAGCGGCTGGCGAACGGCAGGAACGACCCCGGACGGCAGATTACGCATGCTTTTCGGTTCCGGCTCCACCAGTACCCGGGTATTGTGGAATACCGGCATGGATTCACGGCCCGGCTTAACGATCACCAGCCCGAGTTCCGGTACCAGAACAGGTCGAAGTAATACCCGCACGTTACCTCCAGATGCGTTGCTGGAATGTGCGGGACGGACGCGGTGGGCGTTCGGAGTAAGGAAGCCTGACGGAGATTATCCAGTGACGATAATCGAGGCTGAGGGCTTTCTTAATCTCGTATCCGCGTCTGCGGTAGTTATGAATTAGCCATTCGGCCTGTTCTTCAGTACATGGTGGGTGTTGGTACCAGTCGGTTTTAAATGCGTGTGAACGCCGCCCATGCCGGATGGCAAGGTCGGTATCAGAATTGTGAAATTTGGTTTTGTGCGCCATCTGTTTTCTCTGCTGGCGCAGCAGGTGTCAGGTGTTCAGGCTGACGTGCGAATTGTAAACCAGAATGCCAGGAAAAAACAAAACCCGCCGAAGCGGGTTAAGTGCGGGTGCGTTGAGGATGCCTGACTCATCAGAGGTGGCGAGGGATTTCCCCCTCGCCTGGTCTCTTACTCCTCAGGTTCGTAAGCTGTGAAGACAGCGACCTCCGTCTGGCCGGTTCGGATTCGTACCTCGCAGAGGTCTTTCCTCGTTACCAGTGCCGTCACTATGACGGTTAAACAGATGACGATCAGGGCGATTAACATCGCCTTTTGCTGCTTCATAGCCTGCTTCTCCTTGACCTTTCGGTCCGTAAGAGGCTAATCTCTATGTGTCGCATAGATATGGCCTCAGATTAATGTTAAGCGTCTTGCAGGACGCGTAATGTTAACTGGGGCTTTTCTCTATCTGCCTTTTGGTGTTCATGCCTGAGACAGATAGCCTCAAGCACCCGCAGTCATTCTACTTAACTAAGATTTCCCCGCAAACCGTTTTTGTCCGGCACAGTAAATATCCAACTAAACCAATGGCGTTCGCTGTATTTACCGCCAGTATTCAATGCACATGACCGCCATGAACACCCCTAAAAAAAGGGCATTTATATGTCCAAACATTAATATCAAAACATCAACTTTTTCCATATACCTTGCTGTGAAGATGATGGGCATACATGATGCGAACAACCAGAACGCAACAAACAAAAACTGCAATGCGTTTTTCATTATTCCCCCTACAATCAATGTGCAATAACATTTAAACACACCTCAATTTAGCCGGACATATAAATATCTAAACCAGAAAAAATCACTTACATAGCGTTACAAACTCTTTAGTCTAAATATTCATCGTAAAACATTCCCCATACTTATCAGCCCGTTCTGCGCCAGGTAGCTCATTGCCTTATCTGGGAATCTGTAATCAGGTTTCCGGATGCTGGTGGATTTTCGCGTTTTAGTTGTTCATAAAAGTGCACAGCTTTAACCAGTTCTTCTGATGTCACCGGAACTGGCGGGGCAGCGAATAAGGCCTGAATTTCATAGTTCGGCCTGTCGTTGCAATCCTCTTTTGTCGGTACATATTTCCAGTCACCAACCCACAGATTCTCCTGAAAGTCCGTAACGCCTTTTTTCACGTAGCGATATCGCCATGCAACTGGTTTTGCCTGCCCTGCCGTTTCATGCCCTTCCTGATAATTAATCTCGCTCATTCATCGCCCCACTCATCACAATATGCTTCGACCGGAGTTTTTCCTGCTTCATAATCATCACGCCATGCTTCAGCATCAGCAGCACTGCCACCACGTAACTCTGCATAGTCCATTAACAGTTCATGCCATGCTTCAAAACTGACGTTGTATTTAGTTGAACCAAAATCAGCCATTTTGCTCTTCCTCTTCGTCTTTTATTTCGTGATATGAGTAATTGCAGTAGTTAAAGAAAATATCTTTTGCTTCGTCATGTATTTCATCAGGCGTCGCATCATCATCCACTTCGAATTCATCCTCGAAATCTCCACCGGCTATTCCCGTTTCAATAATTATTTTAAACTTTCGCATTTAACTACCGCCCTTTCGGGCGGCCTCCTGATGTTCTGAGGGTGCAGAAATCCCTCCGGTTAAGGATTAAATTTTTAACAGAGCTAAATTTAATTATTCAGTTCTGGATTTTGTCGCCCTGCGTATCCGCGCTTTCGCGTTACGCTCAATCTGAATTAGCTTTTCTATATTTTTTCGCCTTTCCCGCTCCTCCTGACGCAAGAGCCTTACATCATCTGCCAGTCTGGTTTCTCTTTTCGCCACAGAGAGCATCCAGTCAAATGGTTCCACAACTGCACCGCAGATTTTACAGCGGACCTGACGCTCTTTTTCGTCAACCCGGACAGAGGCGTGATGACAATATGGTCTTTCCGATGGCTCATAAAGAAAATTAACCTGATTACGAGGGTCATCCTCTTTTACCGGAAATAAAACGATATTGCTTAACTCATCCTCTGGTTTTATTTCCATGCTCCTCTCCTTTGATGCGAATGCCAGCGACGCGTAATGCGTGTTCCAGGTCAATCAGGTAAAGCCAACTGCCATTTTCTTTAGGTATCATGACATGTCGCTCATCTGCATTTATCGGGTGTCCATATCGAAGGTCGTAGCGAGTCGGTAATTGAACTTCCCGCGCTTCCAGTTCAGCAATACGCTTGCACCCATCAGAGATAACTCCCTCGTAATACTCGCGCTGCTCGTTGAGTTTTGATTTTGCTGCTTCAAGCTCAACGAGCAGCTTCCCAACCGTAAGCGCAATATCCTCGTTCTCCTGGTCGCGGCGTTTGATGTATTGCTGGTTTCTTTCCTGTTCATCCAGCAGTGCCAGCACGGTAGCCGGGTTAGCCTCTGCTATGAACTCAGCGTTTGCATAAGCCTGAGCATCTGTTTCAATCAGGCAGTTAACATGACGTTCCGCAATCACGCCACCGGGTTCTCCTTTCCATTTTTGACAAACAAAAACTCCTGTTAAATTGCCGTGTTGGTTAACAGATGTATGCCCTACGATGTAGCTTCCTTTAGTTGCTTTCTCTGCCTTTTCACGCAGTACCTGATAGTTAATCTCGCTCATTTTTCTCTTCATTCCGGTATACAAGAATTACAACGTCACCTCTGCTAATTACGCGAGCTGGATCCCCTGGTTCCATGCTGTCAATCCCGAAGGCTTCGAAAAATGCATCCATTGCCTTCTGGCGTTGCTCCTGCTTACGGCGTTTATTCCATTTTTGAACAACAGTGACAGCCATCGTCCGCTGCAGAACATGATGTAGAAATAACCAAGAAGTGCCAGGCCGGTGTTCAGGGCCATATCAATCGTTATCGCCGGGTCAATATTCACTGCCCACCTCCTGAAAAATCACCGCATGGCCCAGTTTCTCCGCCAGTGCCAGCTCAGCCCTTGCACCTGCCGACTGCTGCCAGCCTTTCAGCATGTAAACCGCATCCACGCAACGGAGCATTGCCATGCAAATATCCATGTAGTGTGGTTGAGTCAGCCCGTCCGGAAGTACTGCCGGGTTTAAAACGGTATGCCCTTCCCGTTTCAGCGCATCTTTCGCCCTGTGAAACGCCTCGCGGTTGAAATTTTCATATCCCGTCATCGGACCGGCGATATAAATCCTCACCCTCACTCCTGAACCCTCCTGTCGAAATAAACGTAGTTATTCACTGCGCCCAACTTCATCCCAAACTTTTCGGCAATTTCCCGTCGGGGTACGCCACGCTGATGCAGTTGCCGCGCCAGCTCAATATCACGCTGTGAATATTTTGCCGACGGGTGAAAATCACCCCGTAAAATCATGCTGATACCCAGTTCCCGCGCTTTCGTCCTGACGGCTGACTCACTACGACCAATCAGATAACCGATGCTTTCGACTCTCATCGTTCCCGCACACTGCCGGAGTATCAGGATTTCAGCCCAGCGCCACTTCTTCCAGCCACTCACCGCTGCTGCTCTCTGGTGGCGGTAATATCCCGGAGAATATCCCTGTGTTTGTTCAGTTCCCGCAGCGCAGCACAGACTCGCTCCCACTTCTGGACATCACTTTTCGCCCGGCGCAGCTCGCGGTTAGCCACATGCAGCGATGGTAGAATCAGGTCATCTGCTTTCATTTCGGTGATCGATGGCTGTAACCTCACAATGTCTTCCACGATTTCTGTTTTCATTTCTTCCTGTGCCATCATTTCCTGTACTGGTAACGCAACACCTGCTGGCTGAGGAAAGGCTTTACCATCGGTTTCCGCTACGGATGCAGCTTCCGGCTCTGCCGGTAAATCAGCGCCCGGTATGCAGTAACGAAATTTACCGCCCTGATTCACGCGAATCAGACGCCCTTTGCTGATTGCCATGGCCAGCGATGAATTCGCCCGGCGCGAGGTAATCCCGAACATCAGTGCCAGCTCATCCGCCGTTTGTGGGCCATGTTGTTCAATCGCCTCAGTCAGCATTTGCGCTGTCACTTTCGGTACCGGTGACACCGGTTCACTTTCACCAGCCTGAATCAGCCACCACATCGAACCCTTGTTATCCGCTTCACCGCGGCGCTTCAGTTTCCACAGTTCGTTGACCGCATCTTCACGGCTGATTCCAAGGCGGGCCGCCACTACCTGTGAAGAGGCTCTTTTCAGTGCTTTCAGTGCGTCAAATACGGTTTCCATTAATATTTCCTCCGGACAAAATTACTTCACAACCCTCATATTGCTGACATTTGGACGCCAGCTATCCCAGTTAAACGTCACCCATCGACCACCGTTCAT